CTCTGGACATAAGCTAGACTCACAACAAAAAGAAGTATCAGTCAATGGTATCAAAGGTCACATGGACTGTAAGATAGATGGTGAAGTAGTAGACGTAAAGACTGCTTCTGGGTTTGCTTTTAAAAAGTTTAAAGATGGTACACTTGTAGAATCAGATACCTTTGGATACTTAGCACAACTTGCGGGTTATGAAGAAGCAGAACAAACATCTAAAGGTGGGTTCTTAGTTTTAAATAAAGAATCCGGAGAGCTAACTTTATTTAAACCAGAAGAGTTAGATAAACCTAACATCAAAGATAAAATTAAAACAGTCAAGAAAATTATTAAAAGAAAAACACCACCTATCTTTTGTTATGACCCTGTCCCAGAAGGTAAAAGTGGTAATATGAAACTTGCAAGAGAATGTAATTGGTGTCCTTACAAACATGAGTGTCATAAAGAATCAAATGATGGTCAAGGCTTACGAGTTTTTGAATATGCTAAAGGGCCAGTTTACTTTACTGATATACAAAAAGTTCCAAACGTTCAGGAGATATTATGAATGGTAGAAAAGCAAAAGCAATTAGAAAAAAATCTTTAGTCTTGTTAGTTGATTGGGTTAAAACTTTAATTCCAGAAGAAGAAGCAAACAAACTTACATTACAACAAGCTTATGATTTAGTTCCAAAAGAAACACATGTTTTTGCTAATGGTAAATTTATGCTATCATCATTTTCTTTGAAATGGATTATTCAAAAAATTAAAAAATTAATTAAAACTAAAAACTTAAACGACATAACTGTCAAGGACTTAACAAATGAAATCTGATTTAGAAAAAGCAATTATAGCTATGGGTGAAGTGTTAAAAGAAGAAGGGGAATCATTAGATTGTTTTGATAACCAAACTCTACAGAACTTATCAACTTTGTTAGCTGCACATGTTGAACAAAATCTTGATAGAGTGGTTCACTGATGCCTAAAAGAGTACCTAGAAAACCCAGGCCAAAAAAAACTAACGTACCTAAAGGCTATGATAGTAGATGGGAATATGATATACATCAATCTGTTTTAAAAGATTGGGAACACCATAATAATTATATAGATTATGTTGTTGAACATAAATATGAACCCGACTTTATAAAAGTTATTAATGGTCAAACTATATTGTTAGAAGCAAAGGGCAGGTTTTGGGACTATACTGAATACAGTAAATACATTTGGATAAGAGAAGCTTTAGAAGAACAGATAGGAGTATTTGAATTAGTATTTTTATTTCAAAAACCTTTTGCTCCCATGCCTTATGCTAAGAAAAGAAAAGATGGAACAAAAAGAACCCACGCTGAATGGGCAGAGAAAAATAATTTTAGATGGTATAGTGAAGAAACTTTACCGAAGGAGTGGAAAAATAATGAGCTATAAATTTAACGAAGGACATTCAATACAAGAACTTAAAGGATACATTGATGGTACATACAATGAGCACTATGCTTCTGATAAGTATCAAGCAACAGATATAATTATTGACTCCGGACATGGTGAAGGTTTTTGTATTGGAAACATTATGAAGTATGCTAAACGATATGGAAATAAAGACGGTAAAAACAAAAAAGATTTATTAAAAATATTACACTATGGTATAATTATGTTAGACATACATGATAAGGAGTCACAAAATGGTTGATGATAAAGTAGGTATCAAGGAATATCTTGGTATAAAAATTAATTACAGTAATGAAAAACTATTAGATAAGTTTAGCCTTGACACACTTAAGGATAGATACTTATGGGAGAATGAAACACATGCACAAGAAGCCTTCGCAAGAGCATCAGTCTTCGCAGCTACGTACAAAGGTCACACAGATTTTGAATTGGCTCAAAGACTTTATCACTACAGTTCCAATTGTTGGTTCATGTTTAGCACTCCTATACTTAGCAACGGGGGAACAAGTCGTGGGCTTCCTATTAGCTGTTTCCTCAATTATGTACCTGATAGTCGTGATGGTTTGTCTGCTCATTATGACGAGAATATATGGTTGGCAAGTTCGGGTGGAGGTATTGGTGGATATTGGGGAGATGTTAGAAGTAATGGTATTTCTACTACTCACGGTAGTAAGTCTACTGGTTCAATCCCCTTTATGCATGTTGTAGATTCACAAATGTTAGCCTTTAATCAAGGTACTACAAGACGTGGTTCTTATGCTGCGTACATGGACATATCTCATCCGGAGATTGAAGAATTTATTGAGATGAGAAAATCCTCTGGTGGAGATATCCATAGAAAAAATCTAAATCTTCATAATGGAATTAACATTACAAATGATTTTTTAAAAGCGATAAAAGAAGATGCAGACTTTAGATTGATTGACCCTAAAACTAATGAGCCTACTAAGATTGTAAATGCTAGAGACTTGTGGTGGCAGATTATCAACGCAAGAGCAGAGACAGGAGAGCCTTACATGATAAACATTGATACATGTAACGAAGCTTTACCTAAAGAACAAAAAGATTTAGGATTAGAAATCAAACAGAGCAATCTTTGTTCTGAGATTACACTTCCTACTAACGAAGAAAGAACAGCAGTTTGTTGTTTGTCTTCTGTAAACTTAGAATACTTTGATGAGTGGAGTGAGAACCCTCTGTTCATTGATGATTTAATTACCATGCTTGACAACGTACTACAACATTACATTGATAATGCTGTGGATACAAATAACTTAGGAGAATACAATGCAAATTTTAAAAGGTTTCAAAAACATATTAAGCCGGGCAAAGAAGGGTTTCTTAAATCTGCCTACTCAGCTTATAGAGAAAGGTCGTTGGGTCTTGGTGCAATGGGATTCCATTCGTATCTCCAATCACGCAGCATTCCTTTTGAGGGTATATACGCTACGGGCTTTAATTACAAAGCATTTAAACACATTAAGAGACATTCGCTTAGAGCAACTGAAAGACTTGCTGACGAACGTGGTGAGTCACCTGATATCAGTGGTAGTGGTAAGCGTAATGCTCATCTACTCGCTGTTGCTCCTAACGCTTCTTCTAGCATCATATGTGGTGGGACATCTCCTTCGATTGAGCCATATCGTGCTAATGTTTATACGCACAAGACTCTCTCAGGCTCGTTCCAAGTTAAAAACAAATACTTAGAAGAGGTTTTAAATAACAAAGGATTAAAAAAAGATGAACTAACAGCATTATGGAAAGACATTGCAGGTAATGAGGGTTCAGTTCAACACCTAGATATATTAACAGATGATGAAAAAGAATTATTTAAAACTGCTAATGAGATAGACCAAATATGGATTGTTGAACATGCATCTAAACGTCAAGAGTTTATTTGCCAAGCACAGTCAGTTAATCTTTTCTTTACACTTCCAAAAGCAACAGAGCCACAGGAAGTACATGATGAGTACATGCAGTACGTCAATGATGTACATTGGTATGGAATGAATAAACTTAAATCACTTTATTATTTTAGGTCAAACGCTGCACGTAATGTTGAAAATGTAAACACTAAAGTACAACGTATTAAATTAGACGATGCTGAATGTATAGCTTGTGAGGGATAGATGAAACAATCAGAATTTGATAACGTGTTTAGCCAGAAGTTTATGGGCTTTACAAGTAGGATGTGGTTAGATTACTGTGATGAACACAATCATCCATTAAATAAAACAAAAGATTACGCAGGATACGTAATTGAAAATTTTAAATATTTAGTTAATAAATTTAACAAGGAGAAAAAATGAGCTGCTTATTACACCAAGCTTTAGAAATAAAATACCAAGCAGAAAAAGCTGAAGCAAAAGCTAATCTAGAAGTATACTTTCAAAACAAAGTAGGGGTTGCAGAACACCCTAATGTTATTGAGTCTATGGATAAACTTATAGAACAATATGCAAACGCTGACGAAAAATTAAAAACATTACAACAGGAATTTTAAAATGAGTTTATTAGATAAAAGAGATTACTACAAGCCCTTTGATAACCCCTGGATGTTTGATTATTTTGATTTACAAAACCAAATGCATTGGTTACCTCGTGATGTTCCATTACATACTGATGTAAAAGATTGGCAAGACTTAGCACCAAATGAAAAGAATTTACTTACTCAAATTTTTAGACTGTTTACTCAATCAGATGTAGATGTTGCATCCGGTTATTATGATAGGTATATGCGTATCTTTAAAAAACCTGAAGCAAGAATGATGATGGGTGCTTTTGGAAATATGGAAGGTATTCATCAACATGCATATAGTTTATTACTTGATACAGTTGGTATGCCTGAGATAGAATACAAAGCTTTCTCTGAGTATGAAGAGATGTCAAATAAACATGAATACGTACATAATATTAAAACAACTAAGTCTGATAAGAAAAGTATTGCAAAAACTTTAGCAGTCTATTCAGCCTTTACAGAAGGGCTACAGTTGTTTAGTAGCTTTGCAATCTTGTTAAACTTTCCACGCTTTGGACGTATGAAAGGTATGGGACAGATAGTTACTTACTCTATACGTGATGAGTCTATGCATGTAGAAGCCATGACTAAATTGTTTAGAGAGTTTATTCAAGAGAACCTTGATATCTGGACAGATGATTTTAAAGCAGAACTTTATGAAATTTGTAGACAGATGGTAGAACTAGAAGATAAGTTCCTGGACCTAGTGTTTGATATGGGAGACCTTGAAGGTCTTACTAAGAAAGATATGTATGCTTACAACAGATACATTGCTGATAGAAGACTACTTCAGTTAGGTCTTAAGACCAACTATGACCAACGTGAGAATCCTTTAGGATGGCTAGACGAAGTAATGGGGGTAGAACATCAGAACTTTTTTGAGGGCCGGGCAACTTCTTATATGAAGGCCGGACTAAGAGGTAGGCAAGATAAAATAACTTTTTCAAAATTGGAGAGTAATAATGGTTAATAAAAATGAAGCAAATTTAGTAAGCTTTAAAGTTTTGTTGACAAGAGATAATAAAATAGTAACTGAGTTTAGTACTTTACCTATCGACATGGTGGATGAAATATTTCCACCAGACGAGAGAGACGTAATTAAATCTATATTAAGAAACGGAAATTATAAATTATCACAACTACATAACTTTTTTCAAAGAGAGTTAAATGTTTTAAAATAACTATCCTGCTAAAGGATTCTTATTCTCTTCTTTAAATATTTTTATATCAGTCTTAACACTTTCGATATCCGCTTTCATGCCTGACATATCAGACTTGATAGACTCGAGGTTATTAATCTTAAGTAAAATAGTTTCATCAATAGTTTTATTAATATATTCTACTGATGTTTCTAACGCTTCAATCCTATTGATAACCTCATCAACTCCTTGCTCAGTTTCTTTAGCTTGTTGAGCTTTTGATTCTAAGTTTTCTATTCTATTCACATAGGTTGCACCTGTGTATCCAAACCCTGCAAGAGTTCCAACAATACCTGCTAATGCAATAAACTGTGTTGTTTTATTTTGTAA